CAGGTATAGCAAGTTATTCTGCTAAAGCAGGTCAGGCACTAAGTGATTTAAGTGATAGTATTCAAACTACTTTTGTTGGAGACCCTCTTGATAGAGCAGCCGATAAAGTGATTAACAATTCTATCATTAAATATGCAGGTGATATGGCAGAAATAGCAAGTAAACAAACTACACTTGTAGATGAGTTTATACGTGATGTATATGTCAATAAAATGGATACTACTGAAGCTGTTAAAAAGTATGTTAATGGGTTTAAAAGTATTTTAAAAAACTTACCTGAACCACAACGTTATTTTGAACAAACAGAAGAACAAAAGCTAGAAACTCAACAAGGGGCACAAAGAGCTATGGAAAGACATAGAAAAGCTTTAGAAACAGCCGCACAAGTTGAAGCACAAGCAATGGAAAATTCTCCTATTTCAGATTTTTTAAAAGACGCAGTAGGAGAAGTGTTAGATTTTGTTGTACCAGAAGCAGAAGCAAGTGTTAAACCTACAGGAGAAACTATTAACCCTATGAAGACACGAAATATGGACAATATACCACAAGAACTTAAAAAAGTATACGACCACTTATACAAAAGAGAAGGCTTTAGAGATAAATCTTATAAAGACACTTTAGGTAAGCTAACAGGTGGTGTTGGTCATCTTCTTTCAGCAGAAGAAAAGAAACTTTATCCAGAAGGAACTAAAATACCTAAAGAAGTAACTGATAGATGGGTTATTGAAGATACTGAAAAAGCTAGAGATGCTGCTTTAACACAGTCAGAAGAGTTGGGTATCTTAGATAGAGACTTTATTGACGCTTTAACAAGTGTTAACTTTCAGCTAGGTACTAATTGGAATAAGAAGTTTCCAACAGCTTATAAGCATTTAAAAAACGCAGAATATGAAAGAGCAATTAAAGAAATTAAGTTTGTTTCAGAAAATAGTCAAAAGAAATCTGCGTGGGCTGAACAGACACCTGTAAGAGTAGATGACTTTGTAAAGGCTATTAAAAAGATAGCTTAATTAAATAGGAGAAAGTAATGGAAGATATTCAATTCAGCGAAAGTGACTTAGCTTTCATGGACAAATATAGTGCTAAAGCTAGACCAACAACAGAATATGATGATGGTGATATNTTTGCTTTAGCAACACAGATGAATAGTGCTGTAGCTNTATACCAACGAGGTAAGTTTCAAAACGAGGCTGTTGATACTACTCAGTATGAGGGAAAAGACTTTACTGTTGAGAATATCTTTGATACTTTTCGTAAACAAGGATATAGCGATAAAGTTGTATCTGCTGTAGCAGGTGATGCCTCTATTACTGGTTGGGGAGATGCTGAACGTAGGCTTAAGCATTTAGAAGACTACTATCAGAAAGAACAACAAGTAGCAGAGAACTTTACTACAGCAGGTATGCTAGCTTTAGGTGTGCCTTTAGCTGTTATTGACCCTACTGACCTACTACTTGTTAGTCCTTTTCTAGCAGCTGCTAATAAAGTAAGGAAAGTTGCAAACCTCTCTAGTAAGATGTCTCAAGTGGCTTCTCATACTACCGTAGGTGCAGGTGTAGGCTTGCTGTCTATGGCTACGTATGAAGCTGCTACAGGTGTTTATCGTGATGACTCTCTTATTGAGAGTGCTTTAGTAGGGGCAGCACTAGGTGGAAGCTTAAGTTACTTAGTTTCTAAAGGGCAATCACAACCCTCTCTTAATTACACAACTGACTCAAAGGGTAATCAGATTACCCCTGAGGATGCTAAAGTAATTCAAATAAGAGAACAGCAAAACGAAGTAGACTATGTTAACAAAGCTATTGATGAACTTGATGCTGTTTTAAAAGAAACTAAAGCAACTGAAGCAGAGTTAAAGCAAACAGAACGTGGTTTTGTAGAAAACATTAAAGCTATCAACCGTTCTGCTAAAGAAACTTTAAAGGTAGAGAAAGGTACAGCTAAGCAAACATGGAAAGATTCTTTAGCTGTACGTAATCAACAAGGTACTGTACTTAAAGGTGTAACTGATAACCTTAAAGCTATTACTAGGAAAGTTGAGTCAACCGCTAAATCTATTAGAGTTGTTACTGAACAGACTGAAATAATTAAAGGCTTAAAGAAACAAGCTACACCTATTAAAGGTAATATCACTAAAGTTCAAAACCAACTTGCTAAGTTTGAAGGTAAGTTTGATGAGAAGTCACTAGCTAAAGTAAAAGAACTTGAGACTAGACTAGCTTCTTACCAAAAAGAATTAGGTACTGTAAACGCTAAAGTAGTTAGAGCTGAAACAGTTATTAATAAACAACCTACTGAAGCAGATAAGATTCTTACTGATTATGTTAGACAAGAAAAAGAACTTCAGACTCAGGTAAAAGATACTACAGCTAAATATGACCAAATAGTAAAAGAAGTTAATAACAACAAGAAAAGTTATTCTGATTTAGTCAAACAGGAAAAAGAACTTAAGGTTACTCCTGCTAAAGATGATGTGATTGACTTCCGTACTACTGCTCCTTTGACAGAAAAGCTTAAACAGCTAAAAGTAGATGCTACTCCACAAGGATTACAAAAACTTTTAGAACGTAAAGGCTTTCTTGAAGGTGATTTAGCTAAAATGAAGGCTGATGATTTTAATATCGAGAACTTACGTGGTATTAAGAAAGTCAAGAAGAACTACATCGACAAACTAGCTAAAGAATTAGATGATATTGGGAAGGTAAACGACCTAACACAATCTAATACTTTTAAACAGCTTCCTGAGTGGGCTAGAAAGTTAATGATTTCTCCTATTACTAAGCTTTTAAATAGTCCTATTAGGGCTGTAGCAGGTTTTGCTAGTTTACTTCATAGTGGTACTGTGTATCAAGGTCGTATTAATAATATGACAGCTTGGACAATTAAGCAAATGGATGACATGAAGCTTGATAGGATGCACAAAGCTATTATCAACTTGTACTCAGAAGCTAAGAAAGAAGGGTATACTAAAGGTATTGAAGAGTTTAGACTAGAGGTATCTAATGTATCTTATAAGATGACAGGGGCTATCGAGCGTACTAGATTTAAAGATATGCCAGCTACCGCTTCTTATGAAGAACGTTTAGAGATTGCTCGTAAGAGAGATGGTTCTGTAGAGTATGTTGGGTTTAGCAACAATAAGTTTGTTAACGAAGCAGCTAAAGAACACCTAAAGTATTATGAGTATGTTCAGAATAGAGCTACTAACTTAGACCTTGAAAGTCTTAGAGGCACATTTAAGCAAGGATATATCAAACGAGTCTATGATGTTAATAAACTAAAAGACTATGGGCGTGATAGAGCAATTGAAGACTTAGTAGCTGCTCAGGTTGCTAAAGCTAACTATGTAGGTAAAACACCTTCTACTCTTGATATTGAAGAGTTTAGAGCATTGGCTAGAACAGCTGTAGATGAAACAATTAGTGGTGAAGCAAGACGTAAAGCTGTAACAACTTCACTTGGTATGCCAAGACAGACTACTACTTCTGCTGAGAAGCAACGTACTATTGATGTATTTGATGATGACATTGCCCACTTGTTGAGTGATGACCTTGTTAATACTACTTCTTTATATGGTGTAGGTATGCATGGTAGACTAGCTCTTAAAGAGAAGTTAGGCGTAGATAATAACGAACAGCTTGAGTCTATGTTTGACCAGTTAATCAAGAATGATGGGGCAAATCAAAACGATATAGACAACTTACGTGTTGTAACACAAACTATATTAGGTATACGTGAAGTATCTAAGAACCCTTATGACCCCTTTACAAGAGCTATTAAAGGTGTGAGTACAGCGACAAGTGCTTTACATACAATGGCATTTGCTATCCCTACTATTACAGAGGTAGCTTCTATTGCTAAAGAGTTTGGTTTAAGTCGTACACTAAATAACTTAATTGGTAGACCACGAGACATTTATAACCTGTATAAGAATGGTCTTCCTAGTGATAAAAACACAATTGAGTTACTAGTTTCTTATGGTGATGCTCACTTCAACATGAAGGCTAATCGCTATGATGTTGAGAATAGTATATTTGATATAGATAGGTTTGAGGCGTTTGGTTCAGGTGTTGTTCAGAAAGAAGCTATCTTTGGTGGATTACTACCTACTACAGATATGTTAAGAATGACTACTACTGCTTTATATGTAGACTTCTTAGCTAGAATGTCTGTTGCTAAAAAGATTAGTTCGGCTGATATGAAACGTATTGAAGATATGGGCTTTGACCCATCTGACTTATCACGTATTAGAGACACATTAAAGGTACAGCCTGATGGTCGTATTGGGAATATGGATAGAAAGACCTGGGGAGACTTAGATAGAGAACTTACAGCAGGTGCATTGACTACTGTTGAAAGAACTATCTTACACCCTAGTGGTATCACACTGCCTAAGTTTATGACTAATATGGAAGGGTCTGGTATTGTACCTCGTGTATTTGCTAAGTTCTTACGTTTCCCTATTGAGTCTTATGAGCGTATGCTTGTGAGAGGTATTCAGGAAGCAGATGCTAAACAGGCTATTGGTTTTGCAACTAACGTAGGTATGTGGGCAGGTATCTTAGCTATGAAAGATGCTCTACGAGAAGAGGATAAGCAACAGTACACAGAGGACGAAGGTTCTTTGATTAAAGATGCTTTATTGTACAACTCATTTACTTCTTCTTTAATAGTAGGTGTAGATACGGCTTCTGGTTTACTTACAGGTGAAAACTTTACTAACGACTTCCGATATACTATTGGTGGTCCAGTTACGGGTGCTTTAACTAATGCTCAAAGAGGCGATATAAACGTCAGCATACCTATGGGGCGTGTCAGTATTACAGATACTTTCACAGGTGTATTACAACAACTAAACTTAGTTGAAGAAACTAATAAGGAATAACTATGGCTAAACCAAAGGCTTCCTTAGACCAATTAAACTCACTACATGGGATGGTTGCTGAGCAGCTATCCTACAATTTAGATGACCCTAAAATATTAGCCCATGCTATCAAGTTCTTAAAGGACAATGATATTACAGCTGATATTGTAGAGTCAGAATCTATGATGAGTTTAACTGAGTCTATTAAGAAAATTGCAGCTGAGGCAAAACAAGAGGATACCTTCTCTGTTGAAGATATGCTTGAGAACGCCTCACAAGCTCACTGAGAGCTTTTTTAGAGCTACTACTACCATAACCTATCTAAGATGGTGTTAAGGGCGTGGTGGCTCTCTAAAGAGTTCTTTAAAAGGAGAAAGGATGACACAACAAGAAATAGAACACAATATTAAAGATTTTAAAGTGTTCCTAACAACTACATGGAAACACCTAAGGCTACCAAAGCCTACACGTATGCAATACTACATAGCTGATTACCTACAAGAAGGTCACAAACGAAGTCAGCTAGAGGCATTACGTGGTATAGGTAAGACTTGGATTACAGGTGCTTATGTAGCCTGGAGATTATTACGTGACCCTAACGAGAAGATACTCATTGTATCACAGTCAGGTAGTCACTCAGACAACATTAGTATCTTTATACGTAAACTTATTGATACAATGGAACTACTAGAGCATTTAAAACCTAGACCTGACCAACGAAGCTCAGTTGTAGCCTTCGATGTAAATGGTTGTGATGTATCTGTACAGCCTTCTGTTAAAGCATTGGGTATCACATCACAGCTACAGGGTAATCGTGCCTCATTACTAATCTCAGATGACGTAGAAGGACAACAGAACTCTGCTACTGAGAAAAGAAGACAAGACTTACTACAACAGGTAGCTGAATATGAAGCTATCCTACAAACTACAGAGTCAGCTCAGATACTTGTACTAGGTACACCTCAAACATCTGAGTCGATATACAATAGACTAAGAGATAAGGGCTATGTTACTCGTATATACCCTGCTAGATACCCAGATAATGTAGATAGTTATCAAGGCTGTTTAGCTGAGTACATTATTGAGGATATGGCTAAGGATAGTAAGTTAGTTAATAAGTCTATTGATAGTCGATTTACTGAAGAAGACTTATATCAACGTGAACTAAGTTATGGTAGAAGTGGTTTTAAACTACAGTTTATGCTTGATACAACGCTCTCTGACGCTGAGAAATATCCTCTGAAGACCAAAGACCTTATAGTAACTGATTTAAGCCCTACAGAAGCTCCTACGAGGCTTATATGGTCATCACAGAATACAGATACTATTGGTGAGTTACCTAATGTAGGCTTTACAGGTGACACACTACAACGACCATCTGTTCAAGAAGCTTATGGTAACTATGAAGGCTCTGTATTAGCCATTGACCCTAGTGGTCGAGGTAAAGATGAGATGGGTTATGCTGTTGTTAATCACCTACTAGGTAAAGTCTTTGTACCTGAGTTTGGAGGGATTAATGGTGGGTATGATGAACCTACACTTATTAAACTAGCTGAGATAGCTAAAGAGTATAAAGTAAATAAGATAGTAATAGAAAGTAACTTTGG